TTAGCGTTCTTCAAAGCGCATTTCTTCCGGTGGGATGCAGGCGATCGGGCAAGCACATTCTTCAAAAGCCTGATCCAGACCGGCGAGTACTTTCACGCGGTAAGGGAAACCGTTGGGGAACTCGCGAACTTCGGTGACACATTCGCAGAAATCGGTATCACAATGGAAAGAGAGCAGATTGATGCCGGCCTCACCAAAGTGAGCACGAACAGCACGATGCAGCTGCTCTGCATCCAGAGCGGGATTGGCTTTGAAATTGACAATGAAACGGAATACGTTCATAAAATACCTCCTTGATGTCTGAACTGAGTCTCTGATTTTATTATATGCAGGAATCGAAAAAATGCAAGTAAAGGGAGCGGCTTTTTAAGAAAATGCTTGACAGAGCCCTTTGCTTGTGATAAACTAATATAGCAATTGAACAAGCCGGCGTGATGGAATGGCAGACGTGACGGACTCAAAATCCGTTGAGGAGACTCGTGTGGGTTCAAGTCCCACCGCCGGCACCAGAACACCCCTCGGAAATTTCGCTTATGTATGCGGTTTCCGAGGGGTTCTTTTATTGTCCCAAAGTGCCGTGTAACACACCGAGTAACACACTAACTCGAAAATTGGGATAAAATCCTACCGCTTTCGTAATAATTCGAGGAAACGTGTGTCGATTGCGACCTGGATGGCAGCGCTGTCATTGTTCAAAGCGTGACCATAAATTCCGAAGGTATCCATCTGAGCAGAGTGCCCGACAAGATCCTTGACCATACCCTCAGGGAGCGTTTTGACAATGCTGACAAAGGTATGACGAAGTCCGTATGGAGTGACTTCGGTGATGCCTTGATACTTGCAGTAGGCTTTCAGATGGTGGAGGTAAGTGCTTTGTGGAAGATCGGGGAAGAGTTCATCTCCCGGCTCCAGCGCGGACTGTTTGTCCCAGATCTCCTGCGCCATGGAGCTGAGCACCACATCGCGGCGGGCGTTGTCGTTCTTGCCGGCAGTGATCTCTCCGTTTTCGTTTCGGCTGCGCTGCACGTGGATCACGTTGCCTTTTCGGTCGGATTTGCGGAGAGCGATCAGCTCACCGGGGCGAAGTCCGGTCAGAACCTGCAGGCGGTAGCCGTTGATGAAAGGCTCCGTGACGGGTTTGCCGCGCCATAAGGTTTGGTCCTGCGAGAACAGAACAGACAGCTCCTCCGGCTGAAGGATCTCCTTGCCGACTTTGACAGCCTGCGCCGGAATGATAATGTCTTCTGGGCGGAAGGTGGACAGCTTGGATTTACGACAGAACTTACAGAACGCGGTCATGTCTCCGCGGATATTTCGCAGAGATTTTTTAGATAATCCGCCTTTGGAGTAGGCTCGGTTGATCACTTCCTGCAGCTTCTGGTCGCAAAGAGCGGAGATCTTCACATGCCCGATCGTTGGCTTCACCCAGAGATTCCAGCGGTTTTGTACCGCTTCCCAATGGCTGCGGCTGGTGCGCTGCTTGAGATCTTCGATATAGTTCTCATAAGCTCGCTCCACACGGCAGGAGGTGTCTTCGATACCTTCATCCAGCCAGGCATCTGCTTTGGCGTTGGCTTCTCGCTGGCCGGTTCGGCCGGGCTTGAAGCTGTAGAATGATCGACGCCGCCCATCCTTCTGGACATTGATCTGCCAGCGGTTATGTTTTTCTATCCAGACAGCAGTATTCGTGCGTTTGTTCATGATAATGCCACCTTTCGGGAAATTTTGCGTATGCAGTTGCCAGCCTGCCCGAAAGATGATAAAATAAACTTGCTAAGGGTCGCTTCTATCTGTCTATCGGGTAGGCGGCTATATAATCCTCTGCTCCTGCGCCAACAGGAGTGGGGGATTTTTTTATGTTCTTTTACGAGCTTGCCATCGATGGAGTTCTTCCATAATCTTTTCATTTTCTAAGTCGAAAAGAGATTTCACATGTACACCATGATTTTTCAGCTGATTTTGGGACATGAGCACAATCTTATCAAGAGGGACTCCTGTTCGATACTGATCGATTTCGAATTTGAGGTTCTTGATGCGGAGCTCAATGATGCTGGCGGTCACGCCGTACTCTTGCGCCAAGATATCCTTTACCTTTTCCATGCGAACAGTGTAATCAAGTTGATTATAAACTTCCATCAATCGGGGAATGAAGTGCTTATACGGCAGAAGAAGTTCTGCTGCGCCCTCATTCGCTTGCCATTCAAGAATATCATTTCTTTTATCATTAATTGTGTCATAACATTTAAAAGAAGGACATTCCAAATCACGATGAATAATTGCATGCATCAACTCGTGACCGCAGTAAAAATTATTTTCTTCTGGACTGTTAAGCGCATTTAAGATGATTACTGGAGGATTGTAGCTATCTCCCATTTGCACCATTCCACGAATGCCGGCAGTTTTAAAGGACATGGATCCGACTAAAATTCCTTCCTTGCGACAAAAGTTTAAGCAATCTAAAGGATAGAAGGAATTATCAATGCCAAATCCATAACGAATTTCCTCAACTTTTTTATATAAATCCTTTTTAGTAAAATAAATGCGCATGAAACCTCCGATGTTATTGTTGTCTTAGTCTTTTGATTAACTCGATCGCATCTTTGATATCTTGTGGATCAATACCTTCATCTTGAGCGGTTTTAGCAAAGCTCAAATAAATATCATCGAGTTGGGTCTGAGTTTTTGGGTATTCGGTTGCTTCGGATTCATCGTCAAGTCCCATTAAATAGCTTGGAGATACTTCCAAAACCTCTGAAAGCTTATCTATTACTTCACGCTTGAGATTTACAACGAGTCCGGTTTCGTATTTGTAAATTGCGGCCTTTTTTACACCAACCTTAGCGCCCAATTCTTCTTGAGTCATACCTTTTAAAATGCGTAATTGTTTTATCCTTTCACCTGTTACTCCCATACATTAACCTCCTTGTGTCTTAATCATATCACAAATTATAAAAAAATCAAGAAAAAATGTCTTGACAAGATACTGATTTGTGATATAATCAAAGTATCCCAAAAAGACACTGAAGGGGGTGGAGAAATGAATAAGAATTTATTGATGAGCGTTCTTGCGAAATACGGGCACAATCAATCAGACTTGGCAAATGTATTATGTTTAAGCCTTTCTCGTACTAATGCGAAAATCAATGAAACCGGAGCGCAATTTACGCAGAATGAGATTGCGGCTATCAAAAACCACTATCATTTGACAGCAAAAGAAATCGACTCTATTTTTTTTGCTTCAAAAGTATCTCAAAAAGACACTTTATAAATTAGGAGGACTAATTATGACCCAAATCCAAATTTTCAATAACCCAGAATTCGGCGAGATCCGAACCATCGAAGAAAACGAACAGGTGCTGTTTTGCGGCAGTGATATTGCGAAAGCACTGGGATATGCAAGACCCAACGAGGCTACAACGAAGCACTGCAAGGGTACGCTGAAACGACGTACCCCTACGGCTGGCGGTATTCAGGAAATGCTTTTCATCCCCGAAGGCGACGTTTACCGCCTCATCGCTCACAGTAAACTGCCAGCAGCAGAGAAGTTCGAGCGCTGGGTGTTCGATGAGGTGCTGCCAACCATCCGCAAACACGGCGCATACATGACACCGGAGCAGATCGAGAATGTACTGACCAATCCGGACACCATCATTCAGTTGGCACAGAATCTGAAGGCCGAGCAGGAGAAACGCCGTCAGCTGGAGTGCAAGGTAGAGGAGGACAAGCCGAAGGTGCTGTTTGCTGATGCCGTGGCGACTTCCAAAACATCGATTCTGATTGGTGAGCTGGCGAAGATCCTCAAGCAGAACGGTGTGGACATGGGGCAGAACAGGTTATTCCACTGGATGCGCCAGAACGGCTATCTGATCCGCAGACAGGGCACCGATTACAACATGCCGACTCAGAAAAGCATGGAGATGAAGCTGTTCGAAATCAAAGAAACCAGCATCACTCATGCAGACGGTCATGTATCTGTCAGCAAGACACCGAAAATCACCGGTCGTGGGCAGCAGTTCTTTATCAAGCTGTTTCTTGAGGCGAAAGAAAAATAGACAAGGGAAAAGCAAAAAGGAAGGGAGGACAGGCAATGATCCGCAAAACCAAATTCAATCGGGAACTGGTGAACACCATGTACCAGAAAGACTACGATCAGCCGCGGCTGGCAAAAGCCATGGGCTTCGCAACATCCGGCCCGCTGTCCATGCGTATCAGCGGCAAAACCGAATGGACGCTGCAGGAATGCTATCAGGTCCTCCGGATTCTGGGGGAACCGGTCGAGCGTTTGCAGGTACTGTTTCCACCAAAGGAGGTCTAAATAATGGAAAAACTGATGTTTCTCAGCCTGTTCATCGGGCTGCCAATCGCATGCGGCGAGTGGGATGGCCCATTCTGGGTGCAAATGATGATGGCGCTGAGCTGCTTCCTGCCCTTTCTGAGAGTTTATTTTAGGGAGGTACATAAACGATGATTGAGAACCCGATGGTGCTGTCACAGGAGCGTGCAGACCCGCAGATGCAGCCGTATCCCACAAAACGCTGCTACTGGTGTGGGGAGCTGGTGGAGAGCCACCACGTGAGACGCTACGGTGATCTGGATATCTGTGTGGACTGTGATGCACAGTTTCTGAAAGACAGTGCCGATAGCGAAGATTTTGACGGCTTTGTAATCGCCAACATGAAGGACTACCTGTTGAACTGGTGGTGGCATAGCCTCAGTGAGTTTGAGAAGATGATGCTTCTGCTGAAATGCTACGACCAACGCGCCTGCGCTGAAGCAGACCATCACAAACACGGTCTGGCTCACGACAGAGCGGACTACTGCAGCGAGAAGGAAGACGAGTTCCTTGACTACCTGCGTGACAAGTGGAGGCAGAGACGATGAAAGTGGAACGTGGAGTCAGCGAATACACAAAGCTTCGTCTGGTGCTGGATGTGGCTTTCCCGAAAGGAAGAGAGGTTTGCAGGTTCTGCCCGTTCTGTGTAGCGGACCCAAGCAACCATAAGCGCGAAGTATGCATGATCACCGGCACGCTGCTGCCCTTTGCTGATATCAGCATGGAGGGGAATTGTCCGCTGAAGACCAAGGTAATTGATGCAAACGCTCCGGGCGAACGCATCAGATTGGCAAGGCTACAGTTGAAATTAACTCAACAGGAGCTCGGAAGAAAAATTGGAGTTACCGGCAATTCCGTGGCCTGCTGGGAAAATGGAGTCAGAGGTATCAAGATGAAACATTTGGCTGCACTGGCTGAAGCTCTTAATACCACGCCATCCTATATTCTTTACGGCATTGAAACAACGAGAGAGGAGGAAGGTTAATGGGCATTCCGGTCCTTTTATACGGTAAATCTGGCTCTGGTAAGAGCCGATCGCTGAAGAACTTTGCGGAAGATGAGGTGTTTCTGGTAAACGTGATCCGGAAGCAGCTTCCGTTCCGCAAAAAGTTTAAGTACGAATACTGCACCGACAGTGTAGAAAAAATCAAAGCCGGCTTAAAGAAAATGCCGACAAAGATCGCTGTGATCGACGATGCAGGGTATTTACAGACCAATCAGTTCATGCGTGGGCACTCTGCCCCGAAGTATGGCGGCGATTCATTCAAGCTGTATAACCACATCGCCGACGACATCTGGGGGCTATTCCAGTTCGTGAAAGATGAGCTGCCGGATGATGTGATTGTGTACATCGTAATGCACGAAGAAGAAACCGACTTCGGTGGCGTAAAACTGAAAACCATCGGCAAACTGCTGGATCAGAAAGTCTGTCTGGAGGGCATGGTGACTATCGCACTGCGCTGCATGTCTGATGGCAGACGACACTATTTCCGCACCCAGAGCGATGGCACTGACGTCAGCAAGTCACCTGAAGAAATGTTCGATCTGGAAATCGACAACGACCTGAAGATGGTGGACGAAACCATCAGAGAATATTGGAATTTAGGAGGAAATTCAAATGATTAAACCATACAACGGCGCAAAAGCCGCAAAATTCAGTAACCGTGAACCACTGCCACGCGGCGCTTATGTGCTGCAGATCGTGGGCGCAAAGGTCGAGAGTTATGACTGGGGTCAGAAGCTGGTGCTGGCTGTGGACGTACACGAAGGCGAGTACAAAGGCTTCTTTGATCGTGATTTCAAAAACAACACCAACGAAGACCGCAAATGGCGCGGCACCTACCGCATCAACGTGCCAAGTGAAGACAGCCAGTACTTCGCAAGCCAGCAGAAGAGCTTCAACAACCTGATCGCCTGTCTAGAGGAATCCAACAGCGGCTACCACTGGGACTGGGACGAAACCAAGCTGAAAGGCAAGCTGCTGGGCGGCCTGTGGCGCAACAAAGAGTGGGAGATGGACGGTAGAACCGGCTGGACTACCGAGTGCTGCTCTGTGACAGACATCGCTTCCATCAGAGAGGGCAACTTCAAACTGCCGGAAGACAAGCCTCTGGCGAACAAACCGGCAGAGAACAACGGCATCTTTGCGGCGGTACAGGCTTCCGGTATTGATATCGTGGCGGACGATGAAGAAGACGATCTTCCGTTCTGATCTTAAAAAGTTATAGGAGATAAGGAACAATGTCAGTACAAAAAGGAAACAAACATGGCTTGTCACAAACACGGATTTATAAAATCTGGGTGGGGATGAAAGCACGATGTTATAACCCTAATTCTGTCCCTTATCCGTATTATGGCGCAAAAGGAATAACTGTATGTGAGGAATGGCGCGAATCAGGTGAAGGCTTTCTCAATTTTTATAATTGGTCCATCAAAAATGGATACGGCAAGGACAAATCCATTGATAGGATAGATCCGATGCATGGTTATTCTCCGAGTAACTGCAGATGGGCAGATAAGTACACCCAGAATGCTCATTTGCAAAGGAAAATGCCGAAAAGCGGATATTATGGTGTTAGTAAGCACGTCGGATGCGATACTTACTATGGCAGAGTAAAGGTGTATGGGAAGTGTATTTGTACAGGAAGTGCAGCTACAGCTTACGAGGCGGCTGTAATGAGAGATAAATACATATTGGAGCACGATTTACCAAACAGGCTTAATGGAGTATTAAAAGATGGACCCATTTGAATTTGAAAAAACACTCAATTCACTGACTATCATTATCGATACCAGAGAGAATCCGAACACACAACGCTACAAGCAAAGGGTCGAGCAGTTCCCGAAATGGCGCAGGCAGAAGCTGGATGTGGGCGATTACAGCTGTGAATTGAATGTAGGCGGGGAGTTGATACAGCTCCCCGTTGCCATTGAACGGAAGATGGATCTGGACGAAATGTGTCTGTGTTCTGGTAAGCAGCGGAAACGTTTTGAAAAGGAACTCGAAAGAGCCAAAGAAAAAGGTATCGAACTTTATCTGCTGGTAGAGAAAGCTTCGTGGGGAAAAACTTACGAGGGCGATTATCGTAGTAAGTTATCGGCCAAATCCTTAGTTGGGAGCTTGCTGACATGGGAAAAACGATACAAAATGCCAGTTCATTATTGCGAACCTGAATTCGCCGCGATTCACATTAGAGATATTCTCCATTATGCCGCAAGGGAGTGGTTGAGTAATGCCGAATAATTTATCGCAGGAGATCCGCCAGAGAGTCAGTCTGTCTGATGTCCTGAGCTGCTACGGTTTCCAGCCGGATCGCAGGGGCTATATTAACTGCCCGTTTCATCCAGGCGACCGCGATGCTTCTCTGAGGGTCTACAAAGATAATACCTGGCACTGCTTCGGCTGCCATAAGTACGGCTCTGTGATCGACTTTGTCATGGAGATGGAGCGCATGGACTTCCGGCAGGCTTGTCTTCATCTGGACAGGATGTACAACCTGCGTCTGATGGCTGATCAGATGGATGAGCGGCAACGCAGAGCGGCGCAGAAACTGGCAACGCAAAGGGAGAAAGCCAAAGAAGAAGCAAAGTTCCGTGAAATTCAGCGCAGACAGCATCTGCTGGATTTACTGGAACGCCGCCGGGAGCTTCACTGGGAAACGATTCTTCTCAGCGTCAATGCTTATGATCATGAAGCAGCACAAAAGAAAGCTTTACTGCAGGCTGAAATTGAGCGATTAGACTATGAGATCGAGGAGGTGAACAAGCTGAATGAATGAACTCGAAACATACACTTTCACGGATTTTGCGGAAAGTGATAAACCGTACGCCTACATCTATCAGTTCCGCAAGGATCCATTTCGAATGTCGCAGGAGCTGGAGCGGATCAGCACCATCGCACGAGCAGTGAAGTACCACAACTTCAAAAAGACCTACAAAGGCTATCTGGCAAAGATGGCAGAGCAGAACCCCATCTACATCGACGGTGTGACACAGTTCGAGGGGCAGGAGTTGGAGCTGAACAGCGGTGACTGGCGA